TGTATACCTCCCGAGTTACAAGGGTACCTCAGAGGACGAAGTGCTACAGGCTATCAAAGAGTTTACTGATCGTGAAAACTTCTATCAGTTTACCCTAAGTGTAGACGATGACCCTATGTCTATCCTTGAACAGATCAGGTACTTCGCAGAGGTATGTGGCTGCCGGTACGTGTTCTTTGAACCTATCCAAGACCTAGCGTACTCACGACAGAACGATGCAAGTATTGAGGGCTGGCTCAGTGAGTTATCCACCAAGCTGTCCCGTCTTGCTACTGAACTAGGGGTAGGCATTGTGTCTATTGCTCACGAGAATGATGATGGGCAGATACGTGACTGCCGTATGATTGGTAAGCGAGCCAGTGTTGTCGTCAAGCTAAGCCGTGACAAGCTGGCTCCTGATGATGATACTCGTAACACTACGAGTCTTATCGTTGATAAGAACCGACCCGTTGGTCCAACAGGATTCGGGGGTATGCTTGAGTTCGATCCCTCAAGCTTCACACTAGGAGAGAAGGAGTTTTAAATGTGGATTAACACAGCCAACATGGAGGTAGGCTTAACCTACCAAGTAAACGAAACCTCAAAACTATTTGTATTCTTAGGATGGGGGCCAAACGAGCACACTTGGTCGAGTGGAAAGAGTATCCGTGCTAAGTACAGTACCTCTGAACACAACCTACCTTATCGTAAGACTATCTTCGAAACACCAGACCAACCAAAGGAAAATACAATGGTTAAACTTTATGAAATCACAACAGACGGTAAGACAGTATTCGGAACTAAGCTGGCAGTAAACAGCTCAGGTGACTGGGTAATGGAGATCAAGGGTGAAGGCACAGTTATGGCTGTACCTAAGGTTAACGTACAGGAAGTCTTCCCTTACACTGTAGAGATTAAGTTTAACGATCACCGTTCAGGGGCTACACAAGGGTATAGCTACTTCGCTACTGCCGGAGACTGGGCAGTTGGTGACCTCGTAGTACCAAAGGACAGCTCAAGTATTGCTACTGTAACTAAGCTTGACTGCAAGTCTGCTGCTGCTACCAAGTGGCTCAGTGGTATGAAGCTACAGGGTACGTACATTAAATCAGGAGAGTAACCAATGAACTTTATGATTGAAGAGTTTGAAGAAGAAGACATGGGCACACACCCTGGGGTTGGCACTTCTTAGTAGGGGTACTGGCTGGTGTGATGCTTGGTGTTGGAGTAACCGTAATGTATTTAACTTAAGGAGAGACAGATGAATGAAGCAAGAGTAAAAGCCTGGCTTAAGCAGGCAAAGTCAAAAAGAGAAAGCAACCTTATCCTTGCAGCTTTGAAGGACGCATTTAAAGAAGGTAAACATGCCAGACAAAAAGAAGTAGAGGGAGCTTTAATTGTGTTGGGTGTAGCCTTGTTGGAGGAGTAACAATGCTAACAGTCCTAAAGGTGTTTGTATCAGGTCTTAGAGTTATACTAGAAACAACAGCAGCTGTATTTCTTTCTATAGTTATACTCTCAATGTTTCTTTTCCTTACTATTGGACCCTTGGTGTTAACTATAGACCTAGAGCAACCTTGGTACCTAACAATTTACCTAGTTACTATTCTTTTATTTGGACTATTAGAGGAGAACACATGTTAACAGTAGTCTCGGATTGCGAAACAGATGGGCTAGACCCAGACAACCTGTGGTGTGTAGTCAATAAGGAACTAGGGGGAAAGTCCTACAAAGCCTGGGACATAACCTCAGGGTATGATACCTTCATTGACTACGCAAAAACAGTAGACCGTTGGGTATTCCACAACGGCATAAGCTACGATGGTCCCGTGATAAATAAACTACTCGGGTCCACGGTAATTGATCCCTTTAAAATCTGTGACACCTTTGTTGTCTCCCGCCTTGTGAACTATGTAGGGTACAACGGTCACGGACTAAACGAGATTGGTATATCATTAGGGCAAGCCAAGACAGTGTTCAACGATTGGGAGAAGTACACCCCAGAGATGTTGTCCTACTGTGAAGACGACGTAGACTTAGGCACCAAGATATACAACAAGTACAAGAAGTATATCGACGATCCTGCTTGGGCTATGTCAATGGAAACTGAGCACCGTATGGCTATGTTGTGTAAGAAGATGCACGACAATGGCTTTAAGTTTAACCTACAGCTTGCTAACGAAGTACTACCTCAGATACAGGACAGACTCGACGAGCTTAGTGCAGGGATGCAACGAGCATTCCCACCTGAGCTTAAGGAGGTTCATCGCATACAGTATCGTACTAAGGCAGACGGTGAACTGTATGTCACCACAGCTAACGCTATGGATAACTTTCCTAAGACTGTAATCGAGGGGGACGAACTGGTGTGTTTCAACTGGGTATCGTTTAACCCTGGGTCTCACCTCAACCGTATTGATAAACTATGGGAGGCAGGGTGGGACCCTACTGAGAAGTCCAAGTCACACTACAAGTTCTCTCAACGGGGTGCAGTAGGTGACAAGTGGGGTAAGAAGATACTAACTCAAGAGATGTACGACAAGAAGAAGGAAGAGTTTGACCACTATGGTTGGACAGTAACAGACGAGAACCTTGGGACACTGCCTAGTACGGCACCTCAGGGCGCTCGTGACCTTGCTGAGTGGTTGTGCCTCAATGGTAGACTCAAGCCACTAGAGGAACGTATCAGGGAGTGTGAGAGTGACGGACGTATCCGTACTAACTTCTGGCATATTGGCGCATGGACTCACCGGATGTCCCACTCATCTCCTAACCTAGCTAACATCTCCTCACCATTTCACGGTGAAGCGGTGACTGCGGTTGACCTAGTTAAGGAAAGGTTTGACGGTCAACTACGTGCTATGTTTACAGTGGACGAGGGTAACTGGCTGGTAGGTACAGACGCTGAGTCTATCCAGCTGCGTATCCTAGCTCACTACCTAAAGAACGACGAGTACGTACAGGCTATCCTTGAAGGGAGAAAAGAAGATGGAACAGACATCCACAACGTTAACCGTGCAGCACTCGGACTTGGTCACCTTACTCGGGACCACGCCAAGACTTTTAACACGTAGAAGTCTATAAACTCGGTGAACTCAGGGAAACTCCTAACGTAAAGACGAGGACAATCCTGAGCCAAGCTAAGTAAACAAAGCTATTGATTACTTAGAAGGTGCAACGACTATCGAAAGCACATCGAAAGATGGAAGTTAGTAGAGTACACCCAAGTGGGTGGAAGCGCCGAGCACTCTAAGGAGAGTGGTGATATAGTCTGCTCTGCATGGAGACATGCAGCAGTTCATAAGAGAACGGGCTGAGCCTAACGAACTCAGTTGAACATAAGGTATCTACGCTTGGTTACTCGGGGCAGGAAGTGGCAAGGTCGCTCGCATCCTGGGATGTACAACACAACAGGCTAAAGGAGCGGTGGATTCTTTCGTTGAACGTACCACGGGACTTGGGAAACTTAAATCAGGACTTATCCGTAGAGATGCAGCCCGAGGTTACTTTGAAGGTTTCGACGGTAGAAAAGTTATATGTCCCTCAGAGTACTTGATGCTTGCAGGGTACTTGCAGAACGGAGAAGCTGTAATCATGAAGAGAGCCAACTGGTTATGGGACAAGTGGTGTACAGAAGATGGCTTGAACTTCAAGCAAGTCAATCTGGTTCACGATGAGTACCAAACAGAAGTTTGTGGGACGTATGAAGAAGCAGAAAGAGTAGGTTACCTACAGTGTAAAGCTCTTGTAGCTACAGGAGAAGAACTCGGATTGTTTTGCCCAATGTCTGGTGAGACACGAGTAGGGAGGTCTTGGCTTGAAACCCACTGATAAACGGTGTAAGCATTGTAAGGAGTATAAACCAGCAACCTTCAACTTCTTCTTTAGAAAGAAATCTGCTAAGGATGGCTACACCCCAGACTGTAAAGTCTGTCACGTTGCTAAAAACAAGGCAAACCCTAACTTCATAACTCAACAGAGAAAGTCATGGTTAAAAACTAAATACGGTATTACCCCTGAAGACTACAACAGTTTGTACAAAGAACAGGAAGGACTCTGTGGTTGTTGTGGCGAGCCTAGCAAAGAGACCTACCTCTGCGTTGATCACTGTCATTCTACTAAAGAAGTAAGAGGTTTGTTATGTCGTATGTGTAACAAGAGTATCGGAGGTCTTGGAGACACAGTTGAAGGTTTACAGAAAGCGATAGACTACTTAAAGAAACACACACACTAAGGAGAACACAATGGCTTACGTTTGCACCTGCAAGGACTGTAAGAAAATGAAGAAGAAGGGATACATACTTGGCACACGTAGGTCTACTCACTTTGCAAGCGGATGGTCTCCTGACGGCAGCGTAGGTACTTACTCAGCGTACGTAAAGTACTTTAAGTACCAGCCAGGACGTAGGCCAGATGTAAAGTTCGACAAGAACCCTTAACACACTAAGGAGAATAACAATGTCTTATAAAATGGAAGAAATAACTAGTAACGTAAGGGTTGGTCGCCCCTCCGATGGCTCGCTTAACGTAGAAATTTGGCAGGTAACACGAGGGTGGTTACCAGGAGCTGATCTAGGTCCTATGGAAGAGTTCTTTATACCCCCCAACGCTGTAGAATCTTTGTTCGAGTACTTACGATAACCCTTGACACAACTCTAAGACTAACTTACTATTAACGTATTGAAACAACAGACAGCTATAAGAGGAATCACAAATGGCTTCTAACACCTATTACATTACCGGAACTGCACAGTGGGCTAAGGTATTTGCTCATAACAAAGACAAGAACGAAGACTTCCATGGGCCAGGTGGTGCATACGTTGTTGACCTCGTGGTTGACAAGGAAGAGCTTGATGCTTTCGTATCGACTGGCGCACGTACTACCCCTAAGGCTACTGACGAAGGTATGTCTATCAAGTTTAAACGTAAGCATACCCACCCCACTATCAGTGCCTTCGGGGGTCCACCTCAGGTAGTAGATGCAAACAAAGACGCATGGGATGGCACCCTGATTGGCAATGGTTCTACTGTTGAGCTTGCATACACAGTATATGACACTAAGATGGGCAAGGGTTGCCGCATGGAAGGTATGCGAGTGATTGAACACATCGAGTTGCCACCTATGGAAGGTGACTCTGGTGTTGCCAAGCTGCCGTTCTAATGGAGGATACCTTGGTGAAGTACACAGAAGAAGACCTACAAGACATGGTCTGGGGTGACCACCCAAACTTTGAAACAGTTGTTGACGAGAGTCCTACAGGGGCAAGCCGCTGGAGCACCCGCTACGAGAGTATTATTAAAGAGAAGGACACAGGTAAATTCTTTAACCTCTCTTGGTCTGTCGGTTCAACAGAGAGTCAAGAATGTGATCTTGATGTATTTCTTTTTGAGGTAGTTCCTAAAGCAGTAACTCAAGTAGTGTACGTAGAGGCACCATCCTAATGGAGAAAATAATCCTAGACTGCGGTCCAGAACTAATGGGGGCAGCGTTAAACGCTGTCTTCCAAGTGCAACTACAGAACCCTGACCAACAGGTAGGCTCTGAGTTTGCTATCAACACACAGGTTAACGGTGTCTCAATGGATGTCATTCGTAACCTCAACTCGTACACAATCAGGGAGCCGTACTCATGAGCACTTCTACAAACTATGCAGCACAGATGATGATGCAACTAGACACCACTGTAACACTACGTCTTATCACAGTGCTGGAGGATATCGAGGCAGCTAATGACCCTGCTCACATCTCCTTCTATGACTCTCTCAATGAGACCTTGTCCTTCATGCTTAAGCCTGAGGAGCTAGAGCGATTGTCTACCCGTGATATTAACCCTGCGTGGCTCACTACTGTGGCTAGCCAAGTTGAAGACGCAGAGGTGGTCACTGAGGATGCCTAAAGATATCTCAACACTTATCCCTGATATCATGAAGGTGGTTGACGGGGAAGGGGGGTGGGACGAGACGATCACTAAGTACCTTGCAGATACAATCTCTGAGGTAGCTAGTGAACGTTTCGGTG